CTTTTTTTTTTCGTCCTCTTGGGGAGTTTCTTGAGTTTCCTCTTTCTTTTCCTCTTGAGTTTCTTCAGGTTTAGATTCTGTTTTTTCGTTTTCCATAGAAATAACAATGTTCTTTTATTTATAAACCTTTCGCTTATATAAATTTAAATAAGTTTCCTAACAAGGCCTGAACCTTTCCTCTGCCTTTGTATTCCCCTTCTTGACTTTGCCAATACTTTTGAAATTTTATCACGGCTGCGATAATGGCGGCTGCTCCCCCTGCCATTATTCCCTCTAACGTAAGTTTGCCAGTAACAAAACTTCCCCCGAAGACTAAAGCCCCTGCTATAAGCGAGTTTATTATATTCCATATTATTTCATGCTTATTTAGTTTAAATGGGTTTTTTTTCTTTGTCATAAAATTCTCCTTTTGAATAAATTATTATTCCATAACCGAGATTTTGTAAATCTTCGATTGAATCATAATAAAATCCTGCTCTTGCTTCTCTTTCAAGAGGACTTTCATTGTTTCTTTGTTGGTTTGACATCTTTATCTATCTCCATATTATTTATATTTCTTTCTTTTCTTTGTTCTTCTAAGAGTTCTGGAGAAATATCAGCTGGAAATTCAAATTCTAATTTAATACCTAATTGGTTTTTGATTTGTTCTTCCATAAATAATTGGTTGTGTTTAATAACTTGCTGATAAGCCAAATATAAAATCTTTGAAGATGCTTCTGTTGTTTCTCTCCCATAACCTAAAATGACTTCTGGCACTCCCTCTGCGATTAAAAAATGTTCTTCTAAAAGTTTTAACCATGGCAAAGGATCTAAAGATGAATATTGAGGAACAGAAATTCTTTCAATTTTTTCTGCAACTTCTGCAGGAATAATTAAATTCTCAGATTTATTAATTGCATTATCCACTTTTGATTTAAATGATGCAATTTCAGAAGTGTCATTTGTTCCGACATGGAAAACATAAAGAGGTTTAACATATCTATGAAATAATGTTTTCATGTCTTGCATAACTTCCCTTTGCATTAAAATAATATCTTCCATTCTTTCAATAACGGAAGTCCCGTGCGGTTCGTCGCCTATTCTATTCCAGGGGATATGAAAGATTTGCTTTGGTTTGAATGTAATTCTTTCTGCGTTTGGTAATCCTGCAACAACTGAATAACTATAACCTGTAATTGCTCCTCTTTTGTTTGAGATAATATCCATATTCGCTGGATTCAATGGTTTTAGGTTAATAATTCTCCCTGCTTTATCTCTTATAATTTCTCCAAAACCATCTCCACAGATTTTCATTTGTCTAAAAATATTAATTAATATTGAATTAAAAGAATCAATGCCACAACCTCTTATTCTGTTTAATATTTTTTCTGTTTTTTTATCAGTTTTATATCCAGATCCGACCGTCCAAATAGAAACTTTATCAATAACTCCTGCAAGATTAGGGATTTTCTCATAATATCCATTCCACTTGCTCCAATTTGGAGTGTAGGAATAGCCAGGAGTATCTAAAGAAGAAGAATCAACTTCATAATCATCTACGGTGTTACTCATATTTGTGTAATCCATAGAGGTTTGTTTTCCTTTTCCCATTAATTTTTTAAGAATTTGAGATTTTTATATTTTGTGGTTTTATGTTATTAATAGTGATTATGCCCTATTTCTGTGTTAGTTCCTGTATCTGTGTAAGCAGTTGTATTCCCTTCTATATTATTCATAGAAAGAAGATTTTTATCGCAGGTCGCTCCAGACACCTCAATTCCTGTTTCAAAGCCAAAAACTCTATTTCCCACAACAGAATTAGTATCTGCATTGTCTTCAACAAATATCCCCTGCCAATTTCCACCAGTTCCACCTCTGAAATTGCAGCCTGTTATTACATTATTCTTAGATCCATTATGAAATCTTGCCCCTCTATCAATATGTTCAACATAACAACCATTAATATTACACCTATCTGCGTCATCAAATTCAAATCCAGTCGTGGCTTCTGCATTTTCAGCGTCGAGAAATGTTCCCTGCACTACTGCCTCAGCTGCCCCATTTTCAAATTTAATATAAGAAGCACCAGAAATTTCTTTGATTTTTGCGTCAAAGATCCAAACTTGTAATGCTCCCGAAACTGTTACTCCATTAACATTATCTTTGAATCCACCATAAACTTTTATATCTTTTAATGTTGTATGGTTTTTATCTATTGAAATAATTGTAGATCCAGAAAATAAATTTGGATCTGGATAGATCTTAACAGCTGGCCCAGCCCCATAAATCGCGAAATTTGCTTTTTGAAAAGATATTGGTTCTTTAATATAATAATTTCCCTCTTTAATATAAACAACTCCCCAGCCTAGTTCTGAAGCATGATAAATATCATCTATTGCTTCTTGGATTGAATCAAAATCTCCTGTTCCATCATCAGCAACTACTCTAGAGAAAGCACCGGGCCTTACTTGATTTGTTCCTAAACCCTGATCGTATTGTCTAGAATGTTTAAAAATATTTAATTCTTCTTTATATTCGTTTTCTGGTAAAGTTACAACCATTTTATTTTTTCTCTCACTATGCTGCTAAGTTTTTTATGTATGAAACATAATCTTGATCTTTTAGAAATTTCTCGATTTTTGCCATTCTATAAAGATGAATAGTTACCATATCTTCAGCTTCAACTCTTGAGGTGTAGCCAACCATATTATAAAGTATTCCCTGTATTGCTGCATATCTTGCGCAATATTCAGAAAGAATGCATTTAACGTTTGCATTTAAATTTGCATAATTGGCTTTCCAGTCATATTGACTTAAAGTATGTAAAAAACATTCTGCTTGTTTTACCCAGATATTCTTGTTAGCTTCGATCCAGCCGGTAGCATCAACATTCTCTCCGGCCATTCCATTACAAGAAGCGTCATCTGTGAGAGTTCCTTCCCATGCCATAAGATTTAGAGGGGAGCGGATTATTTAAAATTTTCTAAAAAATTGGAGAAAAAAATCTCTTGGGGTGGAGAAAAAAGATTGTTTTTATATGCATGGAACTCGCTAACGAAAGGAATAACAAAAGAGATCTTGTCCTCTATCACGAACACACCAAGCAGCTCTTACTAATGCCTCTGCAAGATGAGTGTAAGATCCATAGATCTTTAAACTTCTATCGCTTGTATATTCAAACTGAACAGATGAGAGAGAACGTTTTAATTGGGGATCATCAAGAAACTCAATAAACTTATTCTCCATAAGAACGATAAGGTTAGAATATAGATCTTCTTTTAATATCTTTTTTCTTTTACCCTCTTTATCAACGGGACGAGAGGAGTTGTTGATCCCTTTAACTTTTCTTCCTAGCTTCTCAATAAGAACATCAGTAATACCACCACCAACACCAGCGTCATCTATGAAGATTCTTTTAAATTTGAAATGTTCATTTAACTTAATGACACGGCCAATGGCGTCTGTCGTGGATAAACGGGAAGTTGTGAGGACACGAATAACTTTGAGTTCTCTCTTTGATTTCATCTCAATTATAATGTAGGCGTTCTCATCTCCTCCATATCTAGCAACATCAACACCGAGATAGTAGGAGAGTTTAGGGTTATACTTTTTGTCATAGTCCCACTCGATAAAAGTTGAGCGATCTTTAATTAGGGAAGTAGGGAAGAACTGGGTATAGTCTTCAACAAACTCTCCAAGATATTCTTGTGCATATCTTACTTTAGATAATCTTCTTCTTTCTTTCTCTAAAAAGGAGGCAGGGATTCTTGGGCAGTCCTCCGAGTTTAAATGAAAACTTAAAAAGTCTTTATCAAAACAACACTCATAGAAGTAGCCGCCTTTTCCCCATGGGGTTGAGAGGAGAATAATATTACCTTTTGTTACTGCTAACATTGGAACAACTGCAACCCAAACAGGATCGGGAATGTAGGCAGCTTCATCAGCGATTAAAAGATCAACAGAATAACCTCTAATTGCGTATCCTGTTCTTCCAGCAGGAAGGCAGTAAATTCTTGTTTTGTTTTCAAGAACTAATCGGGTCATAGTAGGCTCTTCTGCAATTTCTTCGGGGCAAATTTCAAGAAATATACTCTTGACTTTTTCGAACAAAAGTCCGGCTGCTCTTTGTGCTTGGGCAATAATTAAAATGGTTTTTTCTGGGTTGTTGATTGCGTAGAAAAAGGCTTTAAGTGCGACACCAGTAGATTTACCAACTTGTCTTCCAGCTCTAATAACTATGTTTTGGTTTTCTGCATTAATTAAATTCTCTTGCCAATTATCAAGTTTAAGATTTAATTTCTCTTTACAAAATTCTCTTTTATTTTCAATATTCATTTTCCAACAAATTTATCAATATTTTTTAGATACTCATTTGGAGATCCGGAAGTATGAATTTCGTCGTCGATTTGTTCTAGGAATTTTTTATCATGACAAAGCTCTTTAAATTTCTCATAAACTTTCTTTTCAAATTCTTTTCTCTTTCTTTTATCCCTTCTCTTTTTTCTTTTATCCTTTCGCATTTTCTTCTTTTTGTTTTAATAGGAATAATTCTTGAGAAGTTTCTTCTAACTTTCTTCTTAATGCTTGTATTCTTCGAACGATTGAAAGGCTGTTATCAAATTCTTCTACTCCGAGTTCTGCTAACATTATTGTTAAACCTACTCTCATTGCATCAACAAATCTTATTTGATAGTTCTTTGCTTTTTTAAAAAGTGGTTCTGCGATTTGGACGGTTGTAGTTATGCTGGGAATGTATGTTCTATTTTCCATAAAAAAAGAAAGAAAGAATCCTTTATATATTTTTCCATATTTAAATATTTATATAGACTAACGTAATAATAATAATAAACTTTTTTATATATTTTTTATATATTTTTTTTTAATATTTATACTCTCTGGGCATATATAAATATATATTTTTGATTAATTCTTAATAATTCTTTAGTTTTAAGGAAGTCGCCCCCGCGACGAAGTCGGGCTGGGGCGACTTCCAGGATTTCCCCCGAAACCCCTCGAATTTATCCGAGCTGGGTTTCTGGCTGGGAAATCCATAGGCCTAGAGGCAGCCCACTAGGCCAAGAGGATAAAGGGCGGCTTGAGGCAGCCCACAAGCCGCCCCTAAAAGAGGGGCTGGGGTGGCGAGGCAACCCACGCCACCCCAGCCTAATGGGAAAGGGGGGGATTTGAGGCAGCCCACAAATCCCCCCCCAATAATAGTAACGAGCCGAAAGTATTAAATAGTTTTGGTGGCAAGACAACAAAATATTTATGACTTTCGGCGAGTTTTCACAAAGAAACACACGCCCCCCCTCGCGACCGACGGGAGCAGAGCTGGGGGGCTACCCCTTCCCAGCGAGCCATCTGAAGTTTAGAAATCTGCCCTTACCCATTTTGGCCCGATCTTAAACTGGTGTCGATTTACCCGAACTAACCAACCCCACCTTTTTAGGACATTAATATAGTTCTTTAAAGTTCGGGGATCTATCCCTATCTCTTGTTCGATAATAATTCTAAGATCATTAAAATAAAGAAATCCATCATCACGCACGACCAATTCGGCACGTTGCATGACCCTTTTACACTTCTTAATAGTTTCCATTTTAAATAAATTAAATAAAAAATCGGGCCGGGGAATCAAACCCCGACCACTTCTTTCTTGAAAGCTGTTAGATTTTGCGCTAACTATTATCTATGATTTATCTCTTTATTCACTCTTGGATATAAATAACTTGTTTCATATCCTTACCGACTTTCTGATTTTCCACTTTGAATTTACCTTTAAATCCTATCCAATTTTTAAAAGTATATCCTTTTTGTCCGATAATCACTCGTTGGCTAGTCTTGTTTGGGTAATAATCTATTAACTCTTTTGTTTGAGTTAATTCTATTGAGAGTATTAACTTTCTTCTCATTCTACTTGGATTATCCAAATCTTCGCTTTCTTCATATCTAAAATTCTTTATGGTAAAGCCTTTGTCTTTGAGATTTGAAACATATTCTCCTGACAATGCAAAACCTTCTACAAATTCTGGTCTGTCTAACTTTTTTTGATCTTCCATTTTAGTATTTTAATCCCCCTTTTATTCTTTAAAATTTATGAAAAATTTTAAGCATGATGTTAATATTTTGCACAATGCAAAATAAACTCTCTCCAACCACAATCAAATTTGGTTTTATATCCCATCTCCTTCATCAGTTTTGCTTTCTTTCTTTCTAAAAACTTTTTTTCTTTTACTGAAAAATGCACGTGAATTGATTTCATTATGATTTTCTTAAAAGATTTTTGATATTATTTAATAATTTATTTTGTTCATTTAATACTTTCAAAATCTCGAGTAAGGCTCGATAGATTTTGTCTTCTGGGTTTAAGATTGGATCTGTTTTATATATTCTACTCATATCTAAACCACTCATTTTAAATCCTTTAAAGTTTTAAGTTTTTCTTCTGTCATTCAATATCCTCCTCTAATTCTTTTTTAATCATTTTTGTTATTTTCTCTAAACAAGTCTCACAAACATAATTTTCTTTAGTTTCAATCCAAAACTCTAACATTTTAATTATTTTCTCATGCTTCTTCATTTTAAATCCTCCTCTGTGAGATTGAAAAAATAATAGTCAAAATCCTTCAAAGTTTTTAATGTTTCTTCCATAAGAAATAAAAGACATTGTTCTTTATAAACCTTTCGGTTGTTTAAACAGGGGCATTAGTCCAGTTTGATTCTGCAGAAATAGATGTTAAAATACCGTCGGTAAATACAACTGTTCTATATTTTGCTTGTAAAGTTGCTCCTGCAACTTGAACATTTGTAAGAATTTTAAAAGAACTTGCATCTTGGCCTTCATTTCCATCAGCATAATAATTTGAGCCAGATATAGATACACCTTCAATAAGGCCATCAACGTCCCATATATTCGGCGAGGCTGTGAATGTTCCCACACCTCCCGGTCCTAGTATTAAACTTTCGCTTCCACTTGTTGTGTTTATACTTATATATCTTATGTCATTATCTTTATCAGCAACCACAAAAGCCCCAACCTGATTGTCTGTTATGGATATTGTGAGAGTTGTCGCTCCCGAGATCACCGTAACATCATTAATATCATATCCTGCCATCTCAATATCTGCGTCTATTGTATGACCTGCGTCAGCCCAGTTTAATTCTTTTAATTGAGAATGATAAACTTCAGAACCAGAAGTAAGCCCAGAAGTTAAGTAAGTTGCATTTGCATAACTAAGAGTAACGTAATCTTGGTTTAAAACGGGATCTTCCATAAACCGACATCTATAGGTTGAAGCTCCCGAGATATTTCCAAGTAAAATAAAACCTGAATGGTCTAATAATACCATTTTTCTATTTCAACTTTTTTTCATTAAGAGCTTGTTATTACCTGCCACGCTGTCCCGTTAAAAAACACTACAACAGCCCCACTCACACCTATTGTCCCAGTTGGAGCGGTGGTTAATTGATTCGCCACCGAAATGGTTGGTAGGGTTAAGTGTTTTGGGCATAGCACTTGAACATTTCCAGTTGTCATTTTTACGCTTGGGTATTCTCAATTAAAGTAATCGCTTTTGGATCGTGTAAGATACATGTTCCAACTTCCCATGCTCTTATTGTATATTTGATCCCTTCGTCTTCTATTGTTTTCGCAGTTAAAGGAGCAGCTTGTTTCCACGTTGCTGCTTGTTGGCCCACGATAACCAAAGCGTAGTCAGCAGTTACGGAATTAGAAACGATTATATTTAAGCCACAAATTTGCCCGACCTTTCCATTAGCCACAACATCAGCGACCTTAAAAGAGGGATTATTTGAAACCTTATCGTTTGCTAATAGGTTTGCGTAGTCTTTTGGACTTACCAATAAATAACTAGGGTTATTTATCGGATCGTAGTTATCTACAACAATTTCTTTTATAGCATTTAAAATATCTTGAATCGGATCTCTATTTGCTACGGTTGCAGAATCCCACTCATTACCAGCACCAATAGTTACTGAATTAATGTTTGACGCAGATTGACTTTCTGAGATAACGTCCCAGATTTCGTCATCAACAGCCTTAGCTACAGCCCTAGAAATTCTTAACAGAGTTCTAGCGATTGTATCTATTGCGTTGGTTTTTGCGTCTTCCCATGAAACCACGCCTTCCATTCCGAACTTTAGTAATCTCTTTGAGGATTTTGTCCAGCTTACTTCTCCATAAGGAAAAGCGGATAATCTAGGAACACCTTTAACAGCAGCACCAGTCCCACCAGTTAATTCGGTAGAAGTTTCTGTGTAGTATGTTTCTGTCCATGAATCGCTTGATTGTATTGCTACGACTTGCTTCATTCTATAAGCCTGTAAGCCAAAGCCTTTAACCAAAGCATCTACATGTTCAGCCCTTAAATCAGCCATACCTGTTGTGTCTGCCATTAGTGCCCACCTACCCATACGGCAATAACTTCATCTGCACTTGCAGTTTCTAAAGCCTTACCAACAACCATACCACCATCAACCTCAGTAGCAGTTGCGGTAAAGATTGTATTTCCACCTGAAAGAGCGACTAAATCTCCAGCAGTTATACCAGCTCCTGAATCTTTTAAATCAAAAATTCCAAGAGTATAAAAGCTCAAAGTTGTCGCACCATCAGAAGCGACTTTTTCAGCAGCAGCAATTCCGGCGAAAGGTTTTGCTGTTGCTCCTGCACTTGCAGTACTAGGCTCTGTTAATTGACACAGAGTACCCTTCTCTATTCCTGTCCCATCAGCAACGGTATAAGTAGTTGGGTTACCTGCATTTCCTAACAGCCTAATGATTACTGCTTCATCTGCCATGAATTATATTAGATTAAGAATTATTTAAATTTTTTCCTTCATTAATAATTGATAAATTTTTAAAAAAATCCCGGCAATCGCACAAATTCCTAAAAATATCAGCACGGATAATATTGATGTTAATATCTCTTTGATCGTCATTTCTAACATTATAATCTCTCCCAACCATCTACGATATGATCTTTTTTTATTCCTATACCTGCAACTTCAATATCATGTGTTATTAATTTTCTCATTATTTCATAGTTCTTGAAATTTTTAAGAGATTTTTGTGGTGGTAATTTTTTTATCCCTTTACCGAGCATTTTTCTTAAAAATGCCAGTTGTGTATTATGTTTTGGATTCCAGTTGTAAGGGCCAATTAAAGAAAGAACTTCATCAAGAGCAGTTTCGGGAAAAACAACCTCCCATAATTGAATAGGACGAACTGCTAATTGTGTGATAACTTTCTCTCTTTGTTTTGTTATGGGATTAGGAACATTATCTAGTGGATAATATCTTGATAGGAGATCGTTAATCATTCTATCAACTCTTGGTTTAATCCCTCTTGTGAGCATGTATAAGTGCATTTTAAATTTTTAATCCTAGTCCTGATTTTTCGAGAAATTCATTGCATTCTGCTTTGACTTTCTCATCTTTAGAAATTTTTTTAGTTAATGGTGCATTCCCCTGTTTATGTATTTCTTCTAATTGATCAAGTTTTTCATCAACTCTTTTTTCAATATTTAGAAGTTCTTGTTTTTTATTTTCTATTTCTTTTAACTCTTGTTCTTTGAATCTTTCAACTACATCACTCTTTTTTTTTTCGTCCTCTTGGGGAGTTTCTTGAGTTTCCTCTTTCTTTTCCTCTTGAGTTTCTTCAGGTTTAGATTCTGTTTTTTCGTTTTCCATAGAAATAACAATGTTCTTTTATTTATAAACCTTTCGCTTATATAA